GCGCCAGCGCCCGCCGATCGCGGCCCCCCACCCCCCACTGCGTTAGCTAAAGGGCAAGTTTTTCACAAACAATCTGGTAAAAAACGATATGAATGTTTCACGTGAAACATTGCTTAATTATTAGGCAGATGCTCAATACTTGTTCACTGCTTAATAATAAGGCATATTTCTGCACATATTTTGTGCACTTTAGGGTCCCCCGATGGATGTATCTGATCAGGAGTTAAAGCTCCAACTCCGGCTCGCGCAGCTCGAGAAGAATGAAGCTTGTCAGAATGAGTTTCTGCCGTTTGTAAAATCTATGTGGCCCGAGTTCATCGCTGGGCGGCACCACAAAATCATTGCAGAAAAGTTAGAGCGCGTAGCGAGCGGCGAGCTGAAGCGCCTGATCATCAACATGGCACCGAGGCACACGAAGTCTGAGTTTGCATCCTTCTTGTTCCCGGCGTGGATGATGGGCAATAACCCGAAGATGAAGATCATTCAGGCTACCCACACGACAGAACTTGCGGTTAACTTTGGACGTAAGACGAAGAATTTAATTGACAGTGACGAGTACAAGGAGGTCTTTCCGAATGTCAAACTCGCTTCTGATAGTAAAGCTTCTGGTCGTTGGGACACTGCTTCTGGCGGGATGTACTACGCTGTGGGAGTGGGATCGAACCTTGCCGGGCGTGGTGGCGACTTGGTAATTATCGATGACCCGCACTCGGAGCAGACGGCTATGTCCGCCAACGGCTTTGACGATGCGTGGGATTGGTACACCGGGGGCCCCCGGCAGCGTCTCCAGCCGGGCGGCAGTATAGTTCTGGTCCAGACCCGGTGGTCCGAGAAGGACATGACGGGGCAATTGCTCCGTGCAATGGCTAAAGATCCACAAGCTGACCAGTGGGAAGTTGTGGAACTACCCGCCATTTTTGACGACGACAAGCCTTGTTGGCCGGAGTTTTGGTCTCTTGAGGATCTGACCGCGGTCCGCGCATCTATTCCCCCGAGCAAGTGGAACGCGCAGTATCAGCAGAACCCGACGGGCGAGGAGAATGCGATCATTCCCCGTCAGTGGTGGAAGAAGTGGGAGAAGGACAACATCCCGAATCTGGAGTATGTGATCCAGAGCTACGATACGGCGTTCTCGAAACGCGAAACTGCTGACTATTCAGCAATCACGACTTGGGGTGTTTTTCGCCCGGAGGAGGTTGGGGGCCCTCCGGGACTCATACTTTTGGACAGCACGAAGGGGCGGTGGGACTTTCCGGAGCTCAAACAGACGGCTATGGAGCAGTATAAGTATTGGGACCCCGACACCGTCATCGTGGAAGCCAAGGCTTCTGGTCTGCCTTTGACGCATGAACTGCGTAACATGGGGATCCCTGTTGTTAACTTTACGCCTAGTAAGGGTAATGATAAGGTTACGCGGGTTCATTCTGTATCGCCGTTGTTTGAGGCTGGGATGGTTTGGGCCCCCGACACTACCTTTGCTGATGAGATCATTGAGGAGGTGGCGGCGTTCCCTAACGGGGAGCATGACGACTTGGTCGATAGCATGACGCAGGCTTTGATGCGTTATCGGCAGGGCAACTTTGTACAGTTGCCGACTGACGATTGGGACGATGAGGACACGGGAATGCAGGTTAGGGCATATTACTGATGGCTGAGAGACCTCAACCGCGGGGCTTTGACGTAAATCAGCCGGGCTCTACTCAGGAGACTTTTACTGGATTAGTTCAGGGTGCGACCACGGACCTTGTTGGTGGCGTGGTAGACTTGCTCCCTTACTTGCAGTTTGCGGTCAATCCCACGGTAGCGGCGGTGATGCCGGACGCGGCAGACGAGGCTGTCGCGGAATATGGCTCCGAGGCTCTGGGCGAGAAGGTTTTTGGCACGGCTCCTACTCCAGAGTTGCAGCGTGTTCGGGATGACGCTCGTCTTGCGGGTAGTCTCGCGGGTGCCGGTGAGGCGATCACGGCTCGCGGCGCTAACATGGTTGGCGACGGCATTTCTGCGTTTATGAAGTTTTTGGATCGTGGGGAGGCGGTAACGCCGGAGGGTATAACTGCGGCGATACCGGATACCTCTATCACGAAAATCGTGGGCGGTCGCATGGCGAAGGACGGCCCCAGCAAGTTTAGCGAGGCCCGTGCAGCGCGGCGCACGAAGGACGAGCAGGAGCTTTTTGATGAGACGGGCGCGTACTTTGACGACGAGGTTTTTCCCGACGAGAGCTCTGCGTTTCGCTTTGAGATACCTACGGTGGACTCAGAGCTAAAGGGTATTGAGGATGTTGTCCGCAAATCGAATGACAGTTCTGCGGGCCCGGGTCCCCGTAACTATTTTTACATGGACGACAAGACGGATGTTACGGCTCTGAAGGGCGATGTTGTGGCGGTCAACTTGTTGCCCAACAGCCGAGTTAGTTTTGAAACACAGATTGTGAACGCTGCGGGAGAGTTGGAGCCTGCGAAGTATCCGCGTCTTTCAGAGATTTTGGATTTCCCGGAGTTGTATAAGCAGTACCCGCAGTTGAAGGATGTTTATGTTGCGCGTCTGAATGGTGGCGCTCAGGCTCTTATGATGGAGAAGGGTATTGACCGTCGCCCGACCATTGCTCTTGGGGCGGCATTTAGTCCTCAGATGCTTCAGTCGCATCTGCTGCATGAGGTTCAGCATGTGGTCCAGAAGATTGAGGACTTTCCGCGAGGCGGTGACACGGCCAAGATGTCGGACGAGGATTACAGGCGTTTGGCGGGCGAGGTTGAGGCTCGGAACGTAGAAGATCGGTTTTTGGCTGCAAGGGCGTTTAGAAAGAGTGGTGCTGGGTCGGACACGATTCCTCCGATATATGATCCGTCAAAGGTTGTTCCTACACAGACGCGGGACACGAATCCTAGTCAGATTTTGTTGGATGATTCTGCATCCGCGGTTCAATTATCGCGGCTCACGGGCTTTAGCCCCGATGAGATGGGCGAAAAAATCGGCGGTATTCTGATAAACCCTCAGAATGAGCCGGGCAGATTTTTCATTTCTGACTTGGGCGGATCGGAGGTAACTCTCAAGCCTAGCGTAGACATGATGGGCGAGGTGCGTCCCAACACGATAGAAATTGATGTTCTGTTTGGAAAACCGCGGCGTCAGGGTCACGGGTCAGAAATCCTGAATCGCATAAACAGGCTGGCGGATGAGACAGGGACTACCATGAGGTTGTTCCCGACTCCGATTGAGTCCCCGGGACAGCCGACTATTCGGCTTGACGATCTTGTGGATTTTTACAAGAGCAAGGGATTTGAGTTTGAAGATCCGGATCCCAACATAACTGAGCTTGATCGTTACATGGTCCGTTATCCGCGAAAGGCAGAAGGCGGTGTAGTCAGCATGGTCGATGTTGCGCGGAACGCGGGCCGCGGCCTTCGGGGCGTAGCTAGTCTAGCCCCAGTAGCTAGGAATATGAACCGGTCTATGTTAGGTTGACGTAAAGGAGATTATACATGGCGCGTGAACCGATTGCCGGGATGGTAGAGAGTGCCATCCCTACGCAGCTTGATCCGGAGGATTTGGCGGCAGAGGTAGAGCTGGAGCTCCCGGGTAGCCAAGAGACGGTGGCTTTTGAAGGCATGGCCGAGGGCATGGACATTGAGATTGTCCCCGAGGACGACGGCGGCGTTGTGATCGACTTTGACCCGCAAGACCAGCGCGGACAAAATGATGACTTTTATGCGAACTTAGCAGAGGAAATGCCGGATCGTGAGCTCGGGCGTATTGCCAGTGAGCTGTTGGGCGAGTTCGATGCTAACAAGGCGAGCCGACAGGAGTGGGAAGATGCTTACGCCAACGGTTTGGAACTTCTTGGTTTCTCCTACGAGGAGAGAACACAGCCGTTCCGAGGAGCTACCGGTGTTACGCATCCCCTGCTCGCAGAGGCTGCTACACAATTCCAAGCGCAAGCCTTTAACGAGTTGCTGCCAGCGTCTGGGCCAGTGCGTACTGCGATCATCGGAAACGAAACTAGGGAAAAACAGCAGCAGTCTGACCGCGTAAGGCAGTTTATGAACTACTACATCACCAATGTGATGGAGGAATACACGCCTGAACTGGATCAGATGCTGTTTTATTTGCCGTTGGCGGGCAGCACGTTCAAGAAGATCTACTATGACGAGACGATGGACCGCGCTGTAAGCAAGTTTGTGCCTGTTGAGCAGCTTGTTGTGCCGTATGAAACGTCCGATTTGGAGACTTGTCCCAACATTACGCAAGTTTTGCGTATGAGCCTCAACGATTTGCGTAAAAAGCAGGTCTCGGGCTTTTATTTGGACATGGATGTCCTTCCGGCACAGGCTGACTTAGGCAGTGTAGGTAGTGAAATTGAGCGTATTGACGGTGTTTCGCCGTCTCAGATTGATTATGATTGTACTTTGCTCGAGTGCCACGTTGATTTGGACCTTGAGGGGTACGAGGACACCGATGACGATGGTGAACCGACCGGTATTAAGGTGCCGTATGTGGTCACAATCAGTCAGGACAACGGTCAAATCTTGTCAATTCGTCGGAATTACAATGAGGACGACGAAAACAAGAAGAAGATCCAGTATTTTGTGCATTATAAGTTTCTTCCGGGCTTTGGTTTCTACGGTTTGGGGCTTATTCACACGATTGGCGGGCTGTCACGGACCGCCACGGCGGCACTGAGGCAGTTAATCGATGCTGGTACGTTGTCCAACCTCCCAGCGGGCTTCAAAGCCCGCGGACTACGGATCAGAGATGATGATGACCCGCTTCAGCCCGGTGAGTTTCGCGATGTGGACGCTCCCGGAGGGGCTATTCGTGACAGCCTGATGCCGCTGCCCTTCAAAGGCCCTGATCAGACGCTATTTAACCTTCTTGGGTTCGTAGTAGACGCTGGTCGGCGCTTTGCAACCATCACGGACATGAAAGTTGGCGATGGCAACCAGCAGGCGGCTGTTGGGACGACACTTGCGTTGATTGAGCAGGGCTCTCGGGTGATGAGTGCGGTGCACAAGCGTCTTCACTATGCTATGCGGATAGAATTTAAGATTTTGTCGCGTGTGATGGCCGAAAGCCTGCCGCCGGAGTACCCGTATGCTGTTGAAGGCGCGGAGTCCGCGGTCAAGCAGACGGATTTTGATGACCGCGTGGATGTTTTGCCGGTTTCTGACCCGAATGTGTTTAGTCAGGCGCAGCGCATCACGTTGGCTCAGACCAAGTTGCAGTTGGCGGGTGCGGCTCCTGAGATGCACAACATGCATGAGGTATATCGTGACATGTACGACGCTCTGGGAGTCAAGGATGTTGATCGGATCATGCGTAGGGTTCCGGACGAGGAGCCGATGCCCAAAGATCCTGCACAAGAGAATATTGACGTTATGGATATGATCCCTCTGAAGGCGTTTGAGGGTCAGGAGCATCAGGCTCACATCATGGCGCACATGGTTTTCGGATCTACGCCTATGGTGGCTGGTATGCCTGCCATGGCGATGGCGCTTCAAAAGCATATTATGGAGCACGTGCAGATTGCGGCGCAGGAGCGGGCTATGCAGACCATGGCGCAGCAGATGCCACAGGCGGCTCCGGAGCAGATGGAGTTGGCTATGCAGGGGTTGGTTGCTCAGTTTGTCGCCGAGGGTATGCAGCAGATCAAGCAGCTCTCGCAGCAGGTATCTGGTCAGGGCCCTGATCCGTTGGTCAAGCTCAAGGAGCAGGAGCTTCAGATCCGCGCACAGGCTGAGCAGGCGGATGCACAGGTGGATCAGGCCAAGCTTAATCTCGAGGCACAGAGCCAGCAGACTCGTGCGGACCAGTTCCAACAGAGGTTGGCGAGTCAAGAACGGCAGACCGCGGCCCGGATCGATGCTGCCATGCAGCGAGAATTTATCAAAGGAAGGGGACAGTAATGTCAGTAGTTAAAATTGTGACTAACAAGCCGGGCCCTGCGCCCAAGCCTGAAGAGACGGGCAAGATCAAAGAGGTCGCTATACCTCAAAAGTTGACCAAGATGACAGCTCGTGGCATGGGTGCTGCCACAAAGGGCGGGAGCTACATGGGTTACAAGTAACTCTTGGCGGGAACACAACTATGGATCCAGTGACGGCCATGGCGACTGCTTCGGCAGCGTTTGGGGCACTTAAAAAAGGTTTTGCGATAGGACGGGACATCGAGTCGATGGCTACCGATCTTTCGCGTTGGATGGGTGCGCTTTCTGATCTGGATCAGATGGAGAAAGAGTCCAAGAATCCCCCAATATTTAAAAAGTTGTTTGGTGGTCAAAGCGTTGAGCAAGAGGCCATAATGACTTTCGCCAACAAGCAAAAGGCTCAAAATCAAAGAAGAGAGTTACAGCAGTGGATTAGTCTCACCATGGGTCAGTCCAAATGGGATGAGCTTGTAAAGATGGAAGGGACCATTCGCAAACGCAGACAGGAAACGCTTTATAGACAAAGAGAGCGTAGAAGAAAGTTTGTAGAGATTGTTGCATGGGTCATGTTTATTGGCGCTGGCGTGGCTGTTTTGACTTCATTTGTTATGTTGTTAAAGTCTCACGCTGCTAACGCCGAGCAGATGACAATTTGTCGTAAAGTTAAGTGCGAGCAGCTTGAGGGGCGTAAGTTGGTTTGCATCTTCCGAGGGCAGAACAACACCATTGAGTCGCAGTTCTTTGAGCTTGGAGAGTTCATACCTCAAGAATACCAGTGCAAGTATGACCCCAAGGCTCGAAAGGATCTTACAGTTCAAGAGACTTTGAAGGCCATACGGGAGTCACAGAAATGACCAAGAAGTTCCAGAAGAACACTTCTTACGCACAGTATGACTTGGATGGTGATGGGGAGATCACCGACGAGGAACTGGAACATGCCAAGGAGATCAGAGAGGCTGAGCGTGATTTACGCAAGAGTTTAGCTCAACTCAGGATGGCACGATACACGCTCATAGGGATGGGCGCGTTTACTGCGGCTATGTTTTTTGTAGAGGTAGACCGGGTACAAGCCCTATCGGACATCAGTAACTTGTTTTACATCAGTGGCGCAGGCATCGTTGGGGCGTACATGGGCACGACTGCTTGGATGAGCCGAAAATGACATGATTGATGCTTTCCTGTTGTTGGTTTACCTCGGCACGGGTGATCTGCGAAAGCTGGAATCTGGAAACATGTATTTTTACTCCGTTATTGAGTGCAATCATTTTGCATCACAGGTTTCAAAAAGGTTTGGTAACTACGGGTATGCGGACTATATGGACCCCAAGGACCGTGTTACCGCATACTGTGTCCCAAAACGGGTAGACCCTGAGATAATAAAGGTTTATTAATGACAATGTGGGACATGCACAACAGGACCACGCTGAAACAGGCGGCGTGGAACAGGAGACGAAGATGTTTCAGGCTTTTATTGGACCCATTGCTTCTCTTGCAGGTACTTTTCTTGAAGGTCAGGTATCCAAGCAGAAAGCTAAATCACATCTGGTTCAAACTGAGGCAGAAGCCAAAGCTGAAATAATGAAGACTGCGGCCACGCACGACTCCAAGTGGGAGTTGATCATGGCGGAGTCCACGAAGGGTAGCATCAAGGACGAGATCGTTACGGTCGTCGTCTTGGTCCCGGTAATTTTGTGTTTTATCCCGGGTATGGAAGGTGTTGTAAAAAGCGGTTTTGATCGTTTGAACGAGCTCCCGGAGTGGTACACCTATTTGCTTTTTATTACGATCAGTGCGGCGCTGGGTATCAAGGGTCTGGATAAATTCAGGAAAAAGTAATGGAAGTTAATTTTTTCAAAAGTCTGGAGCTGGTGCTCAAGCACGAAGGCGGTTTTGTAGATCATCCGGAAGATCCCGGTGGAGCTACGAACAAAGGGATTACGCATAAGACGTACTCTGATTTCCTTGGTCGCCCGCTTGAGGATGTAAGCGAGCTCAAGAACATCCCGGATGAGCATGTAGAGCTGATCTACAAGCAGGGGTACTGGGATAAGATCAAGGGAGATCAGCTCCCTTCAGGCGTAGACTTTTGCATTTTTGATTGGGCCGTGAACAGCGGTCCGGGTCGTGCATCCAAAGCTTTGCAAAAATCTGTCATGGTTTCGCAGGACGGTGCGATTGGCCCGCGGACGCTGGCTGCTGTTGAAGAAAAAGACCCGATGCAGATCATCGAGGAGGTAACAACTGAGCGGGAACAATTTTATCGCTCGTTGCGGACGTTTGACACGTTTGGCAAGGGTTGGTTACGTCGAAACGATGAAACGTGCGAGTACGCATTGTTGCTCGCGGGAGGTATGACATAAGTGGATGAAGTCTTTTTTGCTGACGCTGTCTTGAGAATTGTGCGGGACAGGAGGTTGGCAGTTCAGGACTTGTTGATTTACGACAACGTCTCGAACATGGAGCAGTATCGTGAGCTCATGGGAAATCTGAAAGCCCTAGATCACGTGGAACAGGAACTCAAGAGCCTGCTAGATAAACAGGAGCGCAACAATGGTTGATATTGCCGCTGCCGCCGAAGGTGCGGAAAATTTGGCATCTGCGTATGTGGATGTGACGACAGATAAGAAATTGGATCCCGAGTCCATCGGTGATTCTCTCCTAGAACGGATGCCAGAGCCTACGGGCTGGCGTCTCCTCATTCTTCCCTATCGCGGGAAAGGCAAGACTGACGGTGGTATTTACCTGCCGGACAAGGTCGTTGAGGAGAGCTCGGTGTCTACACAGGTGGGCTACGTCCTGAGAGTTGGGGCGCTGGCGTACAAAGATTCCGAAAAGTTTCCGGTTGGGCCGTGGTGTGAGCAGGGCGATTGGGTCATGTTTGCGCGGTATGCCGGGTCGCGTTTTCGGATAGACGGCGGGGAAGTCAGGATTCTCAACGACGATGAGGTCTTGGCACGGATCAAAGAACCCGAAGATATTCTTCATTTCTAGGAGTAGGTGATGGCTGAAGAAAAATCTCAGATTGAGCTAGATCTCGAGGGCGAGGTCGAAGTTGAGGTTTCTGAACAGGAACAGGACGATGCGCCTGTTGAAGTTGCTCAGGACGAGGACAATTTTGATAAGGCGGAAAGTGCCACACAAAAGCGCATTGACCGCTTGACCAAGAAAATGCGTGAGGCTGAGCGGCAGCGTGAAGAGGCGCTCAAATATGCACAGAGTGTGCAGGCTGAAGCTCAACAGCTTCAGCAGCGCATGGACACTCTCGACACCAATTATGTGCAGGAGTACAGCAGCCGGGTAGAGAGCCAGATGGCTTCTGCCGAGGGCGAGCTTGCTCGGGCCATGGAGGTCGGGGATACTAACGCTGTTGTGGAAGCACAGCGCAAAATCACTCGGTTGGCTATTGAGAATGATCGAGCAGAACAGGCTAAAGCTCAGCAAGAGCGCACTGCACAGGCGGTTGAGTCTCAGCCGTCGGCGCAGGTTTCTCAGCCTAGCCCGCAACAGCAGCCGCGCCGACCGGATCCGAAGGCTGAATCGTGGGCGCAAAAGAATGAGTGGTTCGGTTCTGACGAGGCCATGACTTATGCGGCTTTTGGCGTACACAAAAAGCTGGTCGAAGATGAAGGGTTTGACCCGAAGTCGGATGACTACTATACTGAACTTGACAGGCGTATGGGGGAAGAGTTTCCGCATAAGCTTGGCAACTCCGGGGGAAGCAAACGGCCCGCTCAGACCGTAGCTTCTGTATCCCGCAACACTTCTGGGCGCAGCAGTGGGAAAAAGGTTAGACTCACCCCTAGCCAAGTCGCGATTGCGAAGAAATTGGGTGTGCCGCTTGAAGAATACGCAAAGCACGTGAAGGAGTAAGCGATGACTGAAGAAATGTTTGAAGGCTCGGTTAAGAGAACTCCTCGCGCAAAAACAACTCGGGAGAAGACGGCTAGGCGTAAGCCGTGGGCTCCCCCGTCTATGCTAGATGCACCACCTGCACCGGATGGGTTCAAGCATCGTTGGATTCGGGCTGAAACCCGTGGTTTTGACGATACGAAGAACATTAGCGCAAAAATGCGCGAGGGCTGGGAATTGGTTCGTAAGGACGAGTACCCAGACTTTGAGGCCCCGGTACTCGAATCAGGTAAATACGAAGGTGTGTTCGGAGTAGGTGGACTTGTTCTCGCTCGTATACCTTTGGAGACTGTTGACGAAAGGTCTGCGTACTTCCAAGGAAGGACGAAGGACCAGATGGATGCAGTTGATCAGGATATGATGCGTGAGAATGCTCATTCGACAATGACGATCAGTAACCCTGAACGTCAATCCCGTGTAACCTTTGGGGGTACTAGAAAGTAACCCCACAATCTGGAGAAAAGTAAATGGCAAATGCTCTTACTGGCGGCTATGGCCTTCGTCCGATTGGGATTACGGGTAGCGGTCCAAACTCTACTGGTACAACTCAGTATGAAATCGCATCCAACAACACCGACGCGATCTATCACGGCGGTATTGTAATCCCTCTTGCGGCAGGCGTCATAGGCAAAACGGACCAAGCGGTGGCTCCGCTTGGCGTTCTAAATGGCGTTGAGTATGTTGACTCAAACTCGGGTAAGACCGTGTTTAGCAACTACTGGCCCGGTTCCAACAACGTGAGTGTTGATACGAACCACCCGGTTAAAGCTTTCGTGTTTGACGACCCGATGCAGCTTTATGTTGTTGCCGCTGACGGCACCAACACTGATCGTGCTACCGCACAAGCAGATGTCTTCGCAAACTGCGACATGGCCTCTGTGAACAACGGCAGCACCAGCACCGGTCAATCCAGCGACATGCTGGATATCAGCGCGGCTGCAACTACGAACACTCTGGATGTTCGTATCGTTGGTCTCTATGAGGACGACGCTAACACTGATTACTCCGCAGTGGGTCATCAGTACATTGTTCGTCTGAATGGTCACTTCAACTCAGGTACAACCATTGCGGTTGGCACCTATGCAACAACCGGCATATAGGAGGCTAGGACATGGCTATTTCAAGAGCACAACTAGCTAAAGAGCTAGAGCCCGGGTTGAATGCACTTTTCGGCCTTGAGTATGATCGTTACGAAAACGAACATGCCGAAATCTTTGACGAAGAAACTTCTGATCGCGCCTTTGAAGAAGAGGTGATGCTCGGTGGTTTCGGAACTGCCCCAGTTAAGTCTGAAGGCGGAACCATTAGCTTTGATGACGCGCAGGAGACTTTCACTGCACGTTATACACACGAGACCATCGCTTTGGCTTTCTCGATTTCTGAGGAAGCCATCGAAGACAATCTCTATGATCGTCTGGCCTCGCGTTACACTAAGGCTCTGGCTCGCTCTATGTCTCAAACTAAGCAGATCAAAGCCGCAGCAATCCTGAACAACGCTTTCAACACTGGTGCTAGTGCAATCGGTGATGGAGCAGCCCTGTGTTCATCCTCGCACCCGTCGCTTTCTGGCAACCAGCGTAACTTGCTGTCTGTCGCGGCGGACCTGAACGAGACCTCGCTTGAGCAGATGCTCATCGACATTGCAGGTCTTACGGATGAGCGCGGTCTCAAGATCGCTATTCGTGGTATGAAGTTGATTATCCCGAAAGAACTGCAATTTATTGCAGAGCGGGTAATGAACTCGAATCTGCGTGTAGGAACTGCGGACAATGACGCCAATGCGATCCGTAACATGGGTATGGTTCCGGAAGGTGCGGTGGTTAACCACTTCCTGACCGATACGGATGCGTTCTTCATTAAGACGGATGCGCCTAACGGCTTCAAGATGTTCAACCGCTCGCCGATCAAGACTGCCATGGAAGGCGACTTTGATACCGGCAACATGCGCTTCAAGGCTCGTGAGCGTTACAGCTTCGGTGTATCCGATTGGCGTTGCGTTTTCGGAACACCCGGCGCATAACCCTCTTTGTCAGGGGGACGCGGTAGCGTAACTTGAGAAAGGGCGGCACTATTGCCGCCCTTTCTTTTTTGTTATACACTTCTTTTGGGTGTAACTTTAGCTTTGTAGACAGGATCATGCCCACCTGACATTGCACGGACTACAAAGCAAAACCTTGTGCAAGGGGTACTAATATGGCTTCCACCACTTTTTCAGGTCCCGTGACCTCCACTGCCGGTTTCATTTCGGGATCGGACTCTCTGGTATCTGTAGCTGCTGACGTAACGCTGACCGCTGCTTCTAACGCGGGCCGTACAATGGTCTTGGGCGTAGCAAGCGGTGCGACTGTTACTCTTCCTGCGGCTGGCGGGACCGGTAACATCTACAGATTCTTCGTATCAACCACCGTCACCTCCAACAACTACATCATTCAGGTTGCTAACGGCGACGACACAATGGCTGGTGTAGCGATTGTTGCTAATGATTCCGACAACTCTGCATCTATTTTTGAGACTGCTGCAACGAGTGACACGATCACTATGAACGGCACGACTACCGGTGGTCTTCTTGGAGCTACGGTTGAGATTCAGGATGTAGCGTCGAATGTGTTCTCGGTCGTCGCTCGCGGCGCAGCAACCGGCTCTGAAGCTACTCCTTTCTCTGCTGCTGTATCGTAAGAGGCTTATCATGGGTAAGCTCAACGGCGGCAAGAAGCCTGCAAAGACCGTAAAGAAGGCTTCAAAAAAGAAAGAGGGGTAAGCTATGGCGGGCTCTGACGTAAGGACGAAACGGATTACCGGCACGGGTTCACTCGGTGTTGGCCCTGCTCGTATTAGGCAGATCCAGTTGAAAACTGCATCTGGAACCCCACGGCTCACTGTTACAGATGGTTCTGGCGGCGCTACAGTCCTTGATTTGGACTTCAACGCCTCGGATACACACTCTGTGAACATTCCTGCTGAAGGTATTAGAGTGACCGACATCTTTGTTGGAACTCTGACTAATATCACAGCAGTGACGTTCTTTTTTAACTAGGTGAAACGTGGCTAGGCGTAAGGCAAAAATGCCGCCGCGCAACAAAAAGAATTTCCGCTCCACGAAATCTGGGGCGGGGATGACTAAAGCTGGGGTTTCTGCTTATCGTAAAGCAAACCCCGGCTCTAAGTTAAAAACAGCGGTTACGGGCAAGGTAAAACCCGGCAGCAAAGATGCCAAGCGTCGTAAATCTTTTTGTGCTCGTTCTGCTGGGCAGATGAAAAAGTTTCCAAAAGCAGCAAAGAATCCAAATTCACGGCTGCGCCAAGCTCGTAGAAGGTGGAAGTGTTAATGAAGGCCGAGGACGTTTTGAAACTTTTGGAGAAGCACGAGGAAGAGTGCACTCGACGTTATGCCGATATTCAGAAACAACTGGATAAACTGGACATGCGGCTGTGGGGCATTGCTGCCTTGATTGTAGCCGCTGCCATTGCTCAAAGGGTGATCTGATGGGAAGCGTAGTGAATTTGGGATCTGGAGCTTGTCCCGTAAAACCTAAAGCTCGACCAGTTGTTCGCATGAAAAAAGGCGGGAAGGTGAAAAGTGGCGGCAAGATTTGTCCGAAAGGAAAGGCATGGGCTAAACGGACGTTTGATACATACCCGTCAGCCTATGCGAATATGGCCGCGTCAAAATACTGTAAGGATCCCAATTACGCCAAAAAATCAAAAGGTAAGTAAATGTTAACCGGAAGAGCCAAGACGCAAGTTAAAAAAGTTGCTAAAAAACTTAGAAAAGCTTCTAAAGCTCATGCGGGGCAGGCAAAGACTTTGTCTAAATTGGTAAAAAACGGGAAAAGTAAGAAGTAATGGGCCAGCTTAAAGAGTGGGTGAAGCAGGATTGGGTTAGGATTGGATCAGATGGTTCTATCAAAGGTAAGTGCGGCACTTCAAAAGATAAGAAAAACCCTGATCGTTGCCTTCCAAGAGCTAAAGCTAATAGCCTCTCAAAGGCTGAGCGAGCTACGACAGCTCGTAAAAAGAAAAAAGCAGGGTCCAAAGGCAAAACCGTCGTCGCAAACACCAAGCGAGCGAAAGTCACCAATCTTAAAAACGGCGGCGCGGTCGGCTACGAAACGAAAGCCAAAAGGCCGTTCAAGGGCAAAAAAGTAGCCGGGACAGCGGTCGCCCGGGGATGTGGGGCAGTAATGCCCGATCGCAGAAAACGAACTATGGGTTCAGTAAGTCAAGCGTAGGAGCGTGAAATGGCTAAAGAATTTATGACAATGGACGAGTATGCAGCGAGCCTTGTCGGTGCAAGAGTGGGGTCAAAACTAGCGGGCGGCGCAAAAGCAGGTCCGGGTTCGTTAGTGGCTGCGGGCGTGGGTGCGGCGGCTGGCCGTAAAGCTTTAGGCAAAGTTAAGCCTAAAAAGCCAAAGGGCATGGCTAAAGGCGGCAAGGTCCGGAAGATGGCCGGTGGCGGCATGATGAAGAAGGGCTACGCTAAGGGCGGCGCTGTTGGCATGAAGAAGAAGGGCTACGCTAAGGGCGGCAAGGTCGCAAAAATGGCTAATGGCGGCATGATGAAAAAGAAGGGTTATGCCAAGGGCGGCAAGGTAAAGTAATTTGCCTTATCTTCAGAGCAATATTCCGCACTTCAAGTGTTGGGTGCGGAAAGAGTACACCTGTAATCATTTGAATTATCAGGGTGAGTTTCTTCACGCCATGGCTATTGCGGTGACGACTATGCCCAGTCGTTGCTTGAGCTTTCAGATGATATTTACGGGCTGTGAAGCTGACGGAACAGATCAACCCAATGTTCATGGGGGCGCGATGTGGGCAAGAATGCCGATAACTGCCCTCGTTGGGGACACGCCTCTTGCTGAGTGGCCGGAACCTATGCCCGTTCATTTAGCTCAACCTTGGGACTGTATGTCCCATACCCACGCGGTTTATCGTTTAGATCGAGCTCACCCGTGTCCATGGATTGCCAAAATAGGGCCCGATTTCTACCCAGCGAAATACTATTTTACTGTAGATTACACCGAAAGCGAGATCGCGGATGATCCCGCGCAGCACAAACAAAGTCATGTTCTAGAGCTTTTGGATGCAGGGCCATATACGGGTAATATCGTTGCTTTGCCCAACAACCGTGTACGGGTAACGCATCCGGCGTGGTTTGAAACTGGCGAAGGACCCCCGGATTTTCTTCCATCTCAACACATACACTATTCAAAATCCGATTTAGACTATACCATGGATGTAAATCAGATTTTTGACAATCTGTATGCGGAGAAAAAGTGATGGCAACTTCGGGCAGCACAGATTTTGAGTTAGACGTATCTGACTATATTGAAGAGGCTTTTGAGCGGTGTGGGCTCGAGGTTCGTACCGGTTACGATCTCAAGACGGCGCGACGGTCTTTAAATTTGATGTTAGCCGAGTGGGCCAACCGTGGCTTAAACCAGTGGACTATTGTAGAGCGTACACAAACCGTTACAGATGGCACCTCCGCGTATTCGTTGGGCACGGATGTAATTGACATCTTGTCTGCTGTGGTTCGTCGCAGCAGCACAGATTTTGCGCTGGAGCGCATCAGTAGAGACGCCTACCAAAACATTCCCACTAAAACCACAGAGGGGCGACCGTCTCAATTTTTCTTAGATCGTCAAATTACACCCTCTTTGAAGCTCTGGCCCACACCGGAGAACAGCACAGATGTAGTTCATTACAACGCTCTCACTCGCATAGAGGACGCAGATACAGCAATTAATACGTTAGAAGTTCCTTTTCGATTCTACCCGTGTTTAGCCGCGGGACTCGCATATTACATAGCCATGAAACGAGCTCCAGAACGTATTCAACTTTTAAAAGCAGTGTACGAGGAAGAGTTTGAACGAGCGATGACAGAGGATCGAGACAGAGCCTCTTTTAATGTTGTTCCCAACTATCAATATTTTAGAGTGAATTAATGTCGAAGTTTGCTACGGGAAAAAATGCTTACGCCGTATCAGACCGGTCCGGTCTTCGATACCGGTACAAAGACATGCGTCGAGAGTGGAACGGTCTTCTTGTGGGTAAGGATGAGTTTGAAGTTAAGCATGAACAGTTGGGTCCTTTTCGTTCTAGAGCAGACCCGGAAGCTTTAGCCGACGCTCGACCAGACAGGTCAGAACCAGAATTAGAAAAAATTTTACCAAAAGATTCTTTTACCTCTGGATCTTCGGGCAGCGCGGTTATTACCGTGACAGAGGTAAGTCACGGTAGGACCTCCGGAAACACTGTTCGTTTTAGAAAGGTAAACGGTTTTGACGGCTTTACTAGCAGTGTTCTTGAAAATAGCTCGGGGTATTCAATTACGGTTGCAGACAGTGACACCTATACTTTCACGGCCTCGTTCGGCACCGCCACCACTGGTAGTCAACGCGGGGGCGGTGAAAATGCGACTGCCGGACCGGTGACTTTGGAGAGTTAAATGGCGTTCACATTTGCACAGCTAAAGACTGCGATACAAGAATATACAGAAAACACGGAGACTACATTTGTGTCAAATGTAGATGATTTTATTCGTGCGGCAGAGGATCGAATCTTCTATCTCGTAGATCTAGAGTATTTTCGCAAAAACGCCACAAGTGCAGTTTCGCAGAATGATCCATTTTTGTCATTGCCGACAGACTTTTTAGCCTCTTTCTCGTTGTCGATAACAAACAGTAGCTCTAAGGAGTTCCTGTTGCAGAAAGATGTTAACTTTATTCAGGAGTTCAATCCCAACTCTGCTACTACTGGCACGCCAAGATATTACGCAAGATTTGATGTAGACAACCTGATCCTAGCTCCGACCCCGGACAGCAATTACGTTTGTGAGTTTCATTACTTCTACCGCCCAGCTTCACTTACAGCAGGAGCGGACAGTGGCACGACTTGGTTAAGCACCAACGCCCCAAATGCCTTGCTTTACGGCTCTCTGTACGAGGCGTATATTTACATGAAGGGTGAGCCGGACATGCTTCAAATGTATGACAAGCAGTTCACCGAGGCACTTTCGAGATTGAAAGATCTGGCAGAGGCAAGAGAAAACGCAGACGCCTATCGCAGGGGTTTGCCGGAACGGCCTCGGACATAAGGAGTAGAAGATGGCTACATCCAACGCAGCAACAAACTACCTAGAGCGGAGGTTGTTGCATTTCAT